ATTCCATGTCCTTTTCTTTTGTCTTTGATTTGATGCCGTTAGCACTGACAATCCCCGCGAGTGTGCCAGTCAAGAACACACACAGGGTTGAGACTAAATCGATGGCCGCTGCGTCGTTTGGTGCTTGATTCATTGGCTGTGTAATAAACAAAAATGCGTAAAGCAAGCTAAAGACAGCCCCAGCGAACACAACCGCTAGAATGATGCCGATTGAAACAATCAAGCGAGCGTGCAACTCGTCTCCTGTGTAGCGTCGTTTCATTCTCTTACTCCTGGCAATAAGTCGTCAGTGCACTGCCCAAGCGCCGTGCATTGGGGTGGATTGCATTCGGGGTTTTCCCAATTTTCATACTCTTGGCACGGATAGCGCACCCAACCTTGATACCCGCAAGAACTAAGCGGAAGGACCAGGCTTGTTATTAATAAGAATCGTATATATCTCATCGACTCGCTTTTCTAATCTGCCGACCTGGTCTTTGACACTGTGACCACCGTTTGGCTTCAATTCATTTAAAAAGTGCTTTACCAACCAACGGACTGCGACCACAAACGAGCCCAGTATCGATATAACCGCCAGTATTAATGCGGCCCAGTCATTCACGGTCATCTCTCTCCTTGAGTTTTGTTTCTAGCTCTGTCAATCTAGCGGTTAGCATTGCTTTGTCAAGCGCCAAGAGACCGATTTGTTCTCTTAGTGCTGCAACCACCACGTTGATGTCGAGCTGTGTGTTGTTATCCATTGGTGCCCCCTTGTTTGAGCCATTTGACGAATATGATTGGCAAATCTGGGTGCAGTGGCTGTGCCTCTGCTTTCGCTTGGTCAGGGTCAGTGGCCGAGACCTGCTCTGTGACCAAGATGCCGTCGTTATTGAATCCGACTATGTACTCCTTCATGGCTTCCCTTCGAGTGTGGCGACTCTGCCGTGCAGGTCTTGAATCAAAGCCAACATGCCAGGAATGACGAAACGTTCGTTCCAGTTCTCGACCACCCCGTCGTTGCCGCGGTCGGCGGCGATTGGGTAGTGTTCTGCGACTTCTTCAGCGATTAACCCTGGCACTACCATGCCTGCCCTGTTGTCGGTTGGGTCGAGGTAGTCGGATTTGAACTTGAATGCGCGGATTGGAATGCTGAGCAGCTTGCTTGGGTCAAGGTCTGCAACAGTCGAAATGTTTGCAATCTCCTCTTTGAAGCGAGCGCTGGAAGCGGTGCTGCGTCTTGTGCGACCGTCAGTGTCCATGCGGGTATTGGCGGCGTTTGCGCTGGTTGATGGGTCTTGATTGTAAAAAGCGTCCAAGGTATAAACGTTGCCGTTCATGATTACACCCGTGGAACTTACTTCTACGTACTTGTTATTTGCTTGCGCAATTATAACCGCATTAGAAGCAACATAAGCCAGCGGGTAAGTCGTAACGTTTGGATTAAAAGTTGAACCGTAGTGAATAACAACGCCGTCGGTAGCAGCTGGGCCAACGTGACCAACGGTTGTGCTGGATTCTGTGAATGAGATCGAGTTAGTAGAAGCCGAGACTGTAACTCGGCGGGCACCCGATGAAGTGCGAAGTGTGAAAGCGGTCAGCGTGCCCGCACTCAAGCGGTCCACGGTGATTGAACCAGCTTGGATTTCAAATGCTGTAATTGTGTTTGAAGCAATTTCAAGTGCAGTAATTGTGCCACCTGCAATTTGCGTGGCAGTGATTGTGGCAGTGGCGATGTTGCTGGCAGTGATTGTGCCAGCCGCGATTTTGCCGCCTGTAATGGTGCCTGCAGCGATTGAAACTGCCTCGATTGTGCCTACTGCAAGCTTGGCTCCTGTGATGCTGTTGGCTGCGATGCGGTCTGCAGCAAGTGAACCAGTCGAGATGTTGCCAGCATTAATGTTTGAAACCGTGATAACAGAAGCATCAATCGTGCCAGCGGTCAGCTTGTTAGCAGAAAGAGACGCAAGTGCGCCATCGCCAAGAGTAAAAGCTGAAAATGCACCACTTGTATATCTGTAGAACTTGTTATCGTCATCAGTGTCAAACCAAAGGTCGCCTTCTGCGAATGGCCCTGTTGTTGGCATTGTGGTTTGACGGTAAATGCGGTTTTTGCCGTCAGCTGTTGTTTGTGCTGCGGTTGCTGCTGCCGAAGCTGCTGCTGCTGCTGAGACTGCTGCTGCTGCTGCCGTTTCTGCCGCTGCGATTCCAAGGTCTTGCACTGAAACCCAGGCTGTGCCTGTCCAGTAGTATTGCTTGTTGCCGTCGTCTGTGTCAAACCAAACGTCGCCCTCAGTTAAAGGATAAACAGAGCCGTCGGGGGCTGTTGCCTGGCGGTAGATGTGGTTCTTGCCGTTGACAGAGGCCTCGATTGAGTTAATCTCAGTTTGAAGCTCGTCAGTTTCCTCAGTTGTGGCCGCCACGATTGGAATGATAGAGGTCTGAGTCATGCCAGTTGAAGTGACGGTGACTGGCGTGATTGTGATTTGCGGGCAAAGTGGCATCGCTCCCCCTAGAGTGTAATCGTATAAGGGTCAACTACAGAGGTGAAGTAGCTGACGCGCCAGTTGTCGGCAGTGATTGAGTGCGCAAGGCCTTCAACCACGCTGTTGATTGTGATATTGCGACCATCGTATGTCAAACGCTTGACTTGAACCAAGTCATTCAGTTCAGTCTCGAGCATGTCAGTGGCAAGAGCGCCGATACCGATAGCCGTAAAGTCAATCTGCTCAGCCAAAACCACGGCGTCTGCGTCTTTGCGGGCTGCGTAGAGCGCGAGGTTAGCAGCGCTAGTTTCGCTAAAAATCGGAGCGTCTAGCTTCTTGGATTTCAACCCGTAAGTTGAAACGCTAGAGGAAAAACGCGCTGTTTTTTGTGCTTTCTTTGGGCCTCTGAACACAATGGCCTCGTTATAAACGTAGTCAGTTCCAGGGTTTGTGATAATGCCGTCATAGCCGACGCTGTTGGCGTCGCCTTGGTCGGAAAATAAAAGTCTGGTTGGGCGGGTGAACTTGTCTGCGATATCCACAAGGGTGGCGACTCCAGTGCGGCTGACGTAGAAACGGCCACCAACACAGTTGGCACACTGTTCTAGCATTTCAAGGCAGCTCATGTTCTGCTTGGTCTTTTGCATCACGGTTGTACCTGTGATACTGCGAGCGCCAGCAGGCCAGTCTGCAAGGTCCAAAGCTCGAGCAGCACGAAGTGCCGCCGTCTCTTGGAATTGAGAAGTCGCAAGCGCTGGTGCGATTGCTTTTGCAATCTGAGCCAAGCCGTCCACAAAAGTCAATGAGACCGTTGGGTAGATGCCTTGGTTGACTGCGTTGTCCTCGAGGTAGCCAGTGTAAATGACGGTGCTGTTGGCGGTGATTCGCACTTGCATTCCAGCGATAAGAGTGTTGTACCAAGGGCTTGAGGTGTTGCTTGGGTCAAAAGCGCCTGATTGGTTGTTCAGGACAATAGCCGCAGTGCCAGATTCCAAAAAGTCATTTTGGTATTGGCGGCCGCGTCTGATGTCAACCTCGAGAATGAGGTCAGCACTGACGTTTGTGAAAGAACCGTTGATGCCGAATGCGACTGTGAGCGTTGGTGCGTTTGCTGGCATTAGAGCACCGCAAACTGACTACCCGCACGACGACGCATTAGTGTAGCCAAGCCGTTCTTGATGCCGTTGATGAGGTCGCCTTGTGAGACCACTGAGCCTGCGACATTCACTGTGATGTTGCCCCCGTTCATAGTGGTGTTCTTTGCAATATTGCCGTGACCAGCTGAAGCAAGCAACGAAATGGTTGGGCTAGAAATACCAAGTCTCTTTTGCTTGAGTAGGTTCTGACGAACCGCCTCGCGAGTGATTGGGTCGTCTATGCCTTTCAGCGCCTTGTTCTTTTTGTTCAAGTTATCTTGTGCAGCCGCCGATTTGTCAAGGGCCGCGTTGTACTTGATAGTCTCTTCTTTAACGCCCTTCATGTCGAACTTAAACTTGCCCATCGCATCTGCTGCTTTGTCAGAGTCTTTGTTGAACTTGTTGGCTGCGATGCCGATGCCGACAAGTGCGGCGCCGAATGCGGCTGCACCTGCTGCGGCAGAGATGCCGCCTGTTGCTAGTGCAGTGGCTGCAGCTGACGCAAGTGAAACCGTGCGCAGAGCTTTCATCACTTTGATAATTGCTTGCACTCCCTTGATAAGCCCAGCCACGGCAGCTGCCGTTTTTGCGCCAAAGAATGCTGCTGCGATGACGGCGCCGAGCGTCACAAACACTTTTGTGTTGCGGGCCACGAATGAGAATATCTCGAACATTAACTTGCCAAATGCTATGCCGTAACTGATTGCAAGCTGGAATGCAGCAGCAAGCTTTTGCCCGTTGAGTTCAACCCACTTCTGCAAAGCTGGCAAAATGTCTTTTTGTAAATAATCCACAAACTGCACCAACGCTGGCAAGATTGCTTTGCCCAGTGTGGTCTTGACATTCTCGAATGAGTTCTTGAGGGCGATGATTGCACCTTCAGGAGTCTTGCGCAGTTCCTCGTTAAATCCTTTATAGGTAGAGTTGAGCACCTTGACGATTGCGGCAGCACGTTCTGCTTCAGTGCCGTTTGAAATCAATTTCTTGGTTTGGTCATCAAGTACGAAGCCAGCTCTAGTTAGAGCGCCGAATTGACCGTTCAGGGCTTGTGCAAGGCCGTTAGTCATTGTCTTAAACTGGTCAGCAGACGCAGTCGCGCCTTTTTCTGCAGTTACGTAGTCTAAAATCGCTGGAGTCAGCGCTTGGATAGATGAGGCTTGTAAGTCGAATGTGGCGAGCTGTGACTGAACCACAGAGACGTTGCCAGCAGACACAACACCGACTTTTTCAAGCGCTTCGGCCTGTGCATTAAGAATCTTGACTTGCTCGGCAGTGGCGCCGTTTGTTGTAAGCAGGATTTGGTTGAGTCTGTTTTGCTCGGCTTCTGCGCGGATAGCGGCTTGCACAGAATCTTTACCGACTTTAACAGCAAAAGCACCAGCTGCAAGAGCTGCTAAGCCAAAAGACTTCGCTGCTTTATTGGCGAACTTGCCAAACTGCTTTTCCATTCTTGAAATGTCTTTGACAGCGGCTTTGGTGCCTTTGTCTGAATACTGGGTAAGAATGCGAGCAATTACCGCGCCGACCGCCATGTTATGCTGCCTCTCTGTCTAAGTTCTTTTGTAAGATGGCTTTGGCGTCGTCTAGTGCTGCTAGAGTCTTCATTTGTGCAGCCCTCTTGCGCTCATCTACAGCCCGCCAAATCAAACGCGATGGGTTTCTAATCTCGTCGGTTAGATTGCGAATAAACTGAATGCCGCTGCCTGTGCCGCCTGATTTGCGACCCGCAACTTCGATAATTGCACCAGCTGCGGACTCGTTGATGAGTGCACCAGCGCTGGTTGTGTAGTCTTTTCGGACTTTGCCCTGTGCCTTGGATTTGCGAATACCTTGCTGAATCACGCCTTGGTTGTATGGTGGCCAGCCAGCACCACCGCGAGTGGTCTTTTTAGGTCTAAGCGGCTCGGTTGTTTTCCAGCCGCTCATCGGCGGGTCAGATTTGACAAAGCCGCGAGCTGCACGTTCTGCGTCAGAAAGAATAGAGTTAATAACCGAGTTGAAGTTCTTGACTGCTTGCTTGTCAAAAGCCTTTAAAGCAGTCAAAGTAGGTTCAATTCCTATAAGAATGATGTCGCTTTCGACTTCAGCCATATTTTTTCGCCCGTTCTTTCAGATAAGCAGTTATTGCTTCGAGTACCCCCTCGGGGGCATCAAGCAAGTCAATCGGAGATATGCCAGTCTCCACCGAGATAGCGGCGACTGTGTACGTTAAGCTATCTCGGTGGATTCGAAAGACGCGTCAGAGTCCAGCTCTGCAGTGATGATGGTGTCCAAGAACTCAGGACCCCACGGCTTCACTATCACGCCGCTGGCTTGCATCGACTTCCAAGCTAACCAATAAACGTGTTCGATTTTTTGCTCCTCGCCCAACAACTTTGGCATTCCTTTGCCATACTGTTGTTCGAAGGCCACGATGACTCGAGGTGTCAGTTTGTATGAAGCCTCAACGCCTTCTGTGGTTTTAACTTTGATTGATAAGCCGTCCATTTGTTTCCCCCTTGTTAGGTTATGATTTTGTTATAACGCCGCTAATCGGCCAGGTGACCGAGGCGGTTGCAAGCTCTCCGACGGCTCCATTAAGCGGAGTCCATTCGGAAACCAATGCAGTAAAGCTGTACGCGGGCGAACTGCCAGCGACTGGGCGCACGGTCATTGAGACTCCTGTGCCTAGTGTTGGGTAGATTGTGGCTTCTAATGCGCTAGTGGCGTAGTCTTGATTAAACTCTAGAGCAACGCTGTTGTCCGCAAGCCCAGCCACTCTTGTGCGGGCTGTATTGCCGAAAGCAGTTGTCTCAACTACGTCAAAAGTCGAGCCGAGTGTCACCGAAGTGACGTAGCTTGAAATGTCTGTGGTGCCGAAAGTGACAGCAACGTTGGTTAGAACAATGCGTGCCATTATGAAACCGCCTTTGTTACTTCACCGCTGATTGGCCAAGTCACGCTTGCAGTTGCTAACTCGCCGACGGCGCCATTCAAAGGAGTCCACTCGGAAACCAAGGCTGTGAAGCTGTATGATGGGTTGTCTGCTGCTGTGGTTGAACCGTTTGGCTTGATGACTACTGCAGTGGTGCTACCAAGCAGTGGATAAATCGTTGCTTCCACGTTGCTTGTTGCGTAGTCTTGGTGGAACTCGAGTGCAACTGAGTTGTCGCCAAGACCTGCTACGCGAGTGCGAGCTGTTGAGCCGAAAGCAGTTGTCTCAACTACGTCGTCATTTGTGGTTAGTGTGACGCTAGCGATGTGGTCACTCAGATTGACTGAGTTGATTGTGATGTACGCGTTTGTTAGGACTAATCGGGCCATTATTCTGCGGCTCCTTCTGCTTGTGGCTTAGTTGGGCTATTGCTAGAAAGATGCCCACCACTAACAAGCGCAGCGATGTTGCATCCAGCTTCGAGCAATTCTTTGGTAGCGACTTGGTCGCCTTTTTTCTTGGTGCCGACCTCGAGTGTGTCCGAGGCGATTGTGTAGTTCATGGTTAGTCTCCTTGACCCCATACAGTGATTCGATAACGATAAGACAGGTAGTCGATATCGCCCATTTGGAAAGTGCCCGACTCTGCTGAAGTAACTCGCAACGTGTTGCAAGCACCGCCCAAAGTTCGGTCTGACTCGATGGCCGCCTTGATAGAGTAATCGCCCGAACCAGCTAGATACTTATCTAACTTGGTTTGTCCAGCACGCTCCGAAAAGCGCTGAACGATGACGAACACATCAAGATTGGACTGGTCGAGGCCGCGAGCGTTGTTTAAGTCGAAAGTGAAATCAAGTTGTCCAACGATTGCGCATGGCGGAACGATAACATCAGGGACTTGGTCGTAGCATCGAAGGTCGTCGATGTCGCTGAGGTTTTGTTTGATGCCATCTCTGATTTGACTTGGAATCACGCGACTAAACCGTTCATCTTGCGGAATGGGCGGATTAAAGCTTCAACATCTGGGTCAAGTCGAGACGTCAAGCGAACTGTGCCGAGTTCAGGCGTGCCAGCAATACCAAATGGAGATTGACGGCGAATAAAAAGACGAGAAGCTTGAATCTTTGTTGCCATAGCAATTTCAGCTGGTACTGAAGGCCAGCCCCAAACGCCCTGGACTCGAACCGATTGCGGATAAGCATAAGGAAAAATGTAGCGGTCGATAGCGGTAATGCGAGTGTATGGCCAACCGCGCCGTGCGTTGTTGACTGGGTCGATTAAGTAATCGCTAGTTGCAAGAATAGTAGTGTAGGTTTGGTCGAAATCGTCGTCTAATGCGATTTGGTTTAAAGAGACAAAATCATCTAAGTTGGTGATGTACCAACTGTCGGGTGTATAATAGCGAGTTACTGGAGCGGCCGTGGTGCCGTCCCGATAAAAGAATCTGCCAGTGTAGTCATCAATCATGCGACTAGCAGTCAAAATCGCAGCTTCAAGCGCTGTGTCGTCTTGAATATCCTCGATAGCAAGGGAGTTCTTCAAGTCAGACAGGGTGCAATAGCAGTTGGTTAGAGCCACGCTGTGTCCTTTTCTCTAGCTGTTCTCGTTGAGCTGCCTATCAATGTGGTGCCTCTCGTCAAGCCAGTAAGTCTTTTGGTGCGGCAAGATGGCCGCGGTGTTTGCGTAAATCGGAAAGCCTAACTGCCTAATCCTGCGACAAAACAGCAAGTCTTCACTTATCCACTCGCCATTGATGGGCCCGTCCCAAAACCAGCACCAGTCAGTGCCTTGGTTCGGGTCTGCAGTTTCGCGCATCTTTTCAAGCACGCTGCGATGAATAAGCATGCAACCAGTACCGCAAGCATCGATTTCAAAAATCGAGTTGCGTTGGTAATCGTTTATGGGCGTGAAGCCCTTTGGAGTGTCCCTGAATATGAGTGGCACGGGCACTGGGTAAAGGTTTTTATTGGCGTCCCAAGCTCCAAAATAAAGACCCGCTACAACTGGGCGGTCTTTGTCATGCGCTACGTTGATGAGCTGGTCAAATGCTTGTGGCGACAGTTGCTCGTCGGCGTCAATTAGCAAAAGCCAATCGGAGTTGGTGTCGTCAAGGAAAGACTTAACCACTCGGTTGCGTAACTTGCTAAGCAAGCCCGAACCTTTGGTGCGCACAAATGGCCCAAGCCGTGAGCTGCGAGATTGTGCTAATTGAATCATGCGAAAAGCGAAATCGCCGTTCACCATGCCAGGGTCACAGACCCCGATAGATACTTTATGACTTGCTTTCATGCTCTCCCCCTAAGAGGTGCAAGGCAAATGAGTCGGGGGAGTCCCACTTGCCTTGCACTTGTACTTTAGTGCCGAACCTTCAGACTAGAAGGACGGTGCTGTTAGGCCTGTTCCTGAGATGATAGAAGCGGCCAACGGATAACGCTCTGCGGTGAACGCTGCGTATCCATAAACTACGGTCTTGATAGTCAAGTTGCCTGGGGCAGTTGCATCGAAACGTAGTGCGAACGGTGTGCCTGGTTGCTCCCATAGGTGCATTTCACGGCTGTCAACCAAGTAGATTTCGTCTTGGTTTGTGCCTGTGCCATAGGTTGTGCCTACGCTTGCATCTGTGATGATTGGAAGTCCGAGCAACTGATAGCCTGAGTTGCCATATTGTGCAGCTCCAGCGCCAGTTGATACAGCGTTCATTGGTGAGCCCGCTGCTGGCACAACAAGTGGACGATTTGAGCTGTCAACGCCAGCTAGCAAGAATGCTAGACGACGTGGGTGCATAATCCAGTGTGTTGGTGTTGTGAAGACGTTGCTTTGTACCTGTTGCAACGCATCAGCTAGCTTTGGGTAAAGGAGTGCAACAGTTGGTGCAGTTGATGTGAAAGTAACTGCATTACCACCTGAGTTGCGAATGCCCTTGATTGTTCCTGAAGTACCAGCTCCATTTAGAATCTGGCTATCAAGAGTGGTGTGCCATGAACGAATTAAGTCTGCAACGACGAAAGTGTCAATGCCAGTACCGCGCTCGATTGCTTGGCGTGAGAGGTCCTGTTGTCCAGCGATTGTACGCACGTCAACAGTTAACAATGTGTCATCAACGTCAGTCTCGCTGACAGCTGCATTCTCAGTCGCCTGAATAGCAGTTGAGGACCCAGTTGTCATGCGGGAGATTTCCAACTTCATGCCAGCTGTAGGTAGGGTCATTTTGTTGGTTGCGAAATCTGCAGTAGGTCTTCCGCTTCTAGCTAGAGGTGCGGCTAGTTCGATAAGATATTGAGGTACCACTAAACCAGCGAAAGCTGAAGTGCCGACATCGCGGCGCTCGATTGCTTCCTCTTTCATGTGGCGTGCAAGACGCTCAGATGCTGCAAAATCGTTGCGTACTTGAGCATTGAATGCGTCGCGTACGAATGAGTTCTCAGAACCCTCTGCGTAGGTGCGTGCTTCTGACACGACCTTGATGCTTGTTGAAGCTGGAGTTGCAACTGCTGCAACTGAAGCGCGAGCCTCTGAGGCTTTTGCGTCAGCGTCTGCTTGTGCCTTCAGCTTTTCGATTTTTGAATCGAGTGAACGTGACTCTTCTACAAGAGCGTCAACCTTCTCGGTCTCCTCTGCAGTAAGGTCGGTGCGGTTCTCTTCAGCTACTGCTTCAAGAACTGCATCCATTTC